CTTCCCACCGTTCTTCCCACCGTTCTTCCCACCGTTCTTCCCACCACACTTCCCACCATTCTTCCCACCGTTCTTCGCAGCTTGTCTTCCTTCGGGAACTTCAAGCGGATGTGGCTGCCGTGGAGGTATGTGGTCCTGCTGTCCAGGAAGATGCTTATTCTAAGCTATTGAAAAAAAAATAAATAAATGATAAAATATTAAAAAGGAGCAGTAAATGAAAGTAATAAGACAAGTTGCATTAGTTTCTGGTCAGGATGTATTTGGAACAGTAGTTTTAAATTCAGCCATATACCCAGAGGTTTGGGCATCTTATATAAGTAATCCACAAATTGTAGAAATACCTAGTTCAATAAGTGATCACGTAGGTGCTGGGTGGCTTTATGATGGTGAAAATTTTACTGCTCCTGAAAATTATATTTCAACAGAAAATCATGAAGGGCATGGAGAAACTGGATTTGCAGTCATTAAAGATGGAGTTGTAGTAGACTCTTTCTATCCAGATCCATCAACAGAATTAGGAGCTAGACATTTAGCTGGACTTTCTTCTTCTCCAATTATGGTAGAAGTTCCAGAGGATTATTATGTATTTCCAGGAGATACCTGGGACGGAGAAAAGTTTAATAGATAACAATTCTGTTTTCTAAGCGGATAATACAGATATATTGGAAAGAAATTAAATGAGTAATTTTGCATATTCTTCTAAAGAAGAGTTGTTTCCTGGATTATGGGTTTATCGTGATGTTATAAAGAAAGACCTAGATATTATTAACAGGATGGAAAAAACCATTCATGAAAGCAACGGTTTGTACAATTGGCAAGATGCAACAGTTGGCTATAGAGAAAAAATGCCAGAATACAGAGACTGTGTTGATTTTAAATTAAGATTTATAGAATATCCAGGAAAAGATAAATATCAAAAAGAATTTGATATTATATGGAAAGATGTATATGATGCACAAAAAGTTGCATTAGATGATTATTGTGCTTACTACAATATAGAAATGAAATACTGGGAAGCCATGAATTTCGTAAAATATGGACCAGGACAACATTTTTCTTATCACTCAGATCACGGTTGGTCATACATAGCAACTGTTTCTATGGTTGCCTATATAAATGATGACTACGAAGATGGCGGAATAAGATTTGATAAAATAGACAAAACTATAAAGCCAAAGGCTGGAGATCTATATATATTCCCATCAAATTATTTATTTTCTCACGCTGCTTTGCCAGTAAAATCTGGAACAAAATATTCAATTGTTACCATGACAGATTATAATGATGCTACACACAATGAACAATTTTATAGACAGTTCATGTCAGAAAGATCTATCAAGGAATAACTAAGTGATAAATTTTGAAGTATATAAAATAGGAAACAATACGGCAGAAATAAATCCTTTAAGCATAAAAAGACAATGGATGGAAGAGACTTTTGATAAACATGCATACCACTGTTTTCCAGTAAGCCTTTCAAATGGACTTGGATGGGGAATATCTTTTCCCAAAGATATATCTTTTATATGGGATGGAATATCAGACTCAACAGATACACATGTAAAGGTGTTAAAGGGACATGAATATGTGTCAACATCTAGAGCAAATGCAACTATTAGCTTTAATACTAACCTGATTTTAAAAACAGATGAAAACACTAGCATGTTAGCAATGCCTGTGCCCAATTGGCCAATAGACGGGGTATGGCCATTTACTACTTTAATAAGCACTTCATTTTTTAAAGGTGCATTCCCGTTAGCATGGAGAATAACTAGACCAAATGTTGAAATAACTGTTCCAGCAAATACTCCAGTAGCATCAATAATTCCAATTTCCTTAGCTAACTTGAATAATTCTGAAGCGATACTAAAAAGATATGAATCTCTTCCTAGAGATTTTTTCCCAGGACAAGATTATGGGAAAATAGTTAGTGATATAAATAAATCAGGTAAATGGACTGATTTTTACAGAAATGCAACAGATCACAAAGGAAATAAAATTGGAGAGCATGAAGTCAAGGTTTTAAGGCTTAGAGTTAATGATACAGAAATAAATGGTCCAGAAGGCTGCGGATTGAAGTGAAAGAAATGCAATTCAATTCAGCTCAAGTTTTTAATAACAACAGAGTAAATTTTGAGCCAACTGCATCTAAAAATGTTATGCCAAAATGGTTTTTAAGACATGGTAAATATAAAAAAGATGAATTTGGTAAAGAAGTTTTTTCTGAAGGAGAAAAAATGCCTAGCTGGAAAGCTTGCCCTGCAGTTTTAGATACTTTGGTAAGCGGATATGTATTAAGAACACCTTGCGATATACTAGTAACAAAACAAGGCGGTGAGTATAAAATAATACCAGAAAAGGGTTTTGAAAAATTTGTTGGTTTAAGAGGAAAAGAATTAGGTTTTCCAACTCCTCCTGGATATGAAGATATTCACTTTTATTGGTATTTAAATTGGATGCCTCAAGTTCCTAAAGGATATACTGTATTGGCTACTCAACCAATAAATAGATTCGATCTTCCATTTTTAACTATATCTGGATTTATTGATTGTGAAGAGTTTGGGTTTCCAGGCAAAGCACCATTTTTTATCAAGAAAGGCTTTGAGGGATTTATAAGCTCTGGGACTCCATATATACAGATGATACCATTTTATCAAGAAGACTGGAAATTAAAAAATAATTACTATTCAGAAGAAGAGTTGATTGCAAGATATAATAAGCAAAAAGAAAATTTTATTTCTAAAATTAGAACTAATTACAAAGAGAAGTTTTGGATAAAAAAGAAATATGAATAATATAATATTTCACTCAACAAAACACTATAATAATAAAAATGGAGATTTCGCACCATCCCCATCTGCAAAAGTTTTACCTAAATGGTGGCACGATGCAGAGGTTTATGTTAAAGATCCATTCGGTAATCCAGTAGCAAACTGGAATGGAGAAGGAAGAATGCCTAGCTTTAAGGCATGTCCAGCTATACTGGATACATTTACAACAGGATATATGTTGGTTACACCATGCGATTTAGAATTTTATGAAAAGCATGGAAGAGTAAAAGTAAGACTTCCTATAGGGTTCGATGACTTTTGTGGAGAAAGACCAGCAATGGAAGGATTTTCAGTTCCTCCAGGCTACGATAAAAATCATTTTCATTGGTATGCAAATTGGGCACCAGAATTGCCAGAAGGGTATAGCTCTTTATACGTACCTCCTATAAATCATTTTGATTTACCTTGGATCACTGTAGGTGGTATAATAGATAGTGATAAGGTAAAAAATTCTGGCCTTATTCCATTTTTCCTAAAAAGTGGATTTACTGGTGTGGTAAAAGCAGGAACACCATATTTGCAGATAATTCCATTTAAAAGAGAAGATTGGAATTCTGAGTTGATTTATCATGATGCTCGAGAAATAGCTAGAATGACTATGGAAACTGCCGAGACTTTTCGTACTCCAGAAGGTGGAGTATATAAGAAAAAGTTTTGGTCAAGAAGGAAGTATAGATAACTTATGCAAATGCAGGTAAATACTAATAACACTCATGACTATAGGTCATTAGGATCAATAACTCCGTCTGGATTTTTTGGAAAGGGAGCAGAAAATATAGTAGAGCTTCCTAACTTTTTAACAGAAGAAGAAAAAGAAAGACTGACAAATTTTGCCATGACAAATACCACTTGGGACATAACAGATTCTCATGTTAATGAAAATGGAACTGTAATTTATGATGCCAATGCATGGGCTAATAGAGTTTGCACAAGAAGATCTATGGAGATATCTAGCGACCCAACAATTGTTAATGTTGTAGAGGGATTGATTACTAGACTGCAAAAAGAGGTAGAAAAATTTTTCAATGTTACTGTACAGGCAACAGGACCAGCAATTGTAAGATGGCCAGTTGGGACTAGACAAGACCCCCATGCGGATAAAGAGTTACACGAAGGTCCAGATGCTGGAACCCCAAATGATTTTCCTCATTATGATATAGCTTCACTATTTTATTTTAATGATAATTATGAAGGCGGAGAATTGTATTTTCCAGTACAGGGTATAGAGTTTAAGCCAAAAGCAGGTTCCGCATACTTTTTCCCTGGAGACAGATGGTATATTCATGGAGTAAGACCAGTAATATCTGGAAATAGATTTACATCGCCATTCTTTTGGCAGATATTAAGTCATACTGGAGAAAGACAGCCATGAGCCTAGAATTTGAAGAGATATATCCAAAAATATTTGTCTATAGAAACCCTTGGTCTGATATAGATAAAGTAACTAAAACTATTATAGAATCAGAAACAAATCCAGAAGGCTCTATTTTGAGCGACTGGGGAGGTTGGTATACATTTGGCAAAGAAGTTCAAATGCTAAATTATGAAAATAAACCAGATAATGAAAGAACTAGAAGAGAAAGAGAAGTCTGGGATGAAGTGATTGATGTATTCTATAAAACTACAGAGCATTACTCTAATCACTTTAATGTCCCCATAGAAAGAGATAAATTTGTTTATAATGATGTAGAAGGATTTGACATGGAACTATGGAAAAGAATGGGACCATCAATATGTAAATATGAAGTTGATTCTGGAATAAATGATACAAATTTAGATTTAGCCATGCATTATCATACTGATTATCAAATAGAGTATGAAGATCATAGGGGATATAAATTTACAGTAACCTGTACGATGTATTTAAATGATGATTATGAAGGCGGAGGAATAGACTTTTTGGTTGGTGAAAATAAATTATTTTATTATAAACCAAAAGCAGGTGATGTTTTAGTTTTCCCCGCAGGTGATCCTAATTATCTATCGGATCCAGGAGAATTGTATAGACACGGCGTTAGAAAATGTTATAATAATCCTAAATATTTCATAAGAAATCACTGGACTAGATTTTATGAAGGCTCAGAAGAATGGTTATCTAATGAGGCTATATACGGAAAAGAAGCTTGGAAAGAAATGGAATTTGAAAGAGTTAAGCGTGGAAGAAAATCAGGAGAATACCAAACTCTTGACTATGAGTCAATTTTTAAAAATGCGGAGCGTATACAATGACATTTAATTTAGAAAATCAAACAAGAATTAAAAAGGATATATTAATTTTTGAAAATTTTATATCAGCTGATCAATGCAAAAAAATCTTAGATTACTGGGAACATTCTGTAAAAAAGGAAACGCTACGCTGGGATCCAATATCATTTTATGACTCATATGCATCAAACTTGCCAGATGATGAAGATAAAGAGAAATTTGGATTAGAGTCAGATTTTTTCACAGCTTTACAAGAAAAAATAAAAGAGGCTACTGGGATATGCAGAGGAAATCCAGTTAAGCTAGTAAGTTATCATGCCCAAAAATGGGTAGAGGGAGCATACGCTGGATATCATTCAGATAATACTGCAATTGATTCATCAGAATACAATTCTTTTGAAAGAAGTAAATGGGCATGCTTTCTATATCTAAATGAAGACTTCGAAGGCGGAGCCCTAAACTTTAGGGATCATGATATAACTATTCAACCTAAAGTAGGCATGCTGGTAGCATTTGATGGAGGACACAAGAATATACACGAAGTTCAAATGATTACTAAGGGAGAAAGATGGACGATAGGTTCTTTTTGGGATAATGAAGAAGCTGAATACAGCGAAGAAAAAAGAGCTTTTTGGGAATCTGACATATCAGAGCAAAGAAAAAGACAATCAGAGGATGCAGAACTTTGGGCCGCAATGAAAGAGCGTGGAGAAAGAATGCAACCTGGCCCAGATCAGACAGCTAAAAAAGAGGTAGCTTTAAAGATAACATGATAAGAGAAAAGCTTGCCGATAAGGTTTATTATTATAAAAATGCCATAGAAAATCCAAATGAATGGCTATCTTTAATTGAAGAGTCAGAGCATAGAGAAGATGTTAAGCCTTTAATGGATCAATGGATTCAGTGGGATGTAGATGAAAATAGATCTATGGGAAGACCGTATATTTATGGATACAAAAAAATGTGTCTTCTTAATGATGTTTATGATATAAATAAAGAGGTTTCAGATGAAGCCAAAGATTTTTTTATAAAAATAAGAGATCCTCTATTTAATGCAGTAAGAGCAGTATGTGAAGATTATAAAGAAATAGAAAACATTAAAGAAGAACTTGTTATACTTAATCAGTTTGGTATTCATAAATATCGTGCTGGAACTTTTATGGGCACACACCACGATTCTCAAGAAGGAGACACAAGACTACTTTACTCTCTTGTTGTTTGGCCAAACGATGACTATGAGGGCGGAGAACTATCGTTTACAATAAAAGATGGAGTTTTGACAGACACGGAAAATGCTTTAAATGCAGATTTAGAAGATCTTCATAGTAAGGGGCTTATAGATTTTTATGTAAAACCAGAAGCTGGAAGTATTATTATATTTCCATCTCCATCTCCATTTAGCCACACAGCCCATCTTGTTAAAAGTAACTGGAAGTATATGCTTCCTATGTTTTGGATAGATCCAACAGGAGAAGACACATTGGCAAAAAGAGATCCTGACTGGAAACCAACTAGAGTTGTACCAACAGAGGAGGAGCTAAAAAGATAATGTTTAATATAAATGAATTAGATAAATATATATGTTATTTTACTGAATGCATAGAGGATCCAGAATATTTGGTAAAAGAAATAGAGGCATCTCATTTTGATGAATCTATAAATAGAAAATATCTTTCTAAATGGTCTGATTGGGCAGCCAGCAATTCTCCAACAGATATTTATGGTCAAAATATATTTTCTGCTTTTAACTGGGTGGATGAACCAGATATCGACGATAGATCTAAATACATAATTTATTCTATAAAAAATGCATTCTATTCTTGCGCCGAAAAATATAAACAGTTTTATAATTTTGATTACGATGTAAATATAGACACTGAATTTGGAATAAAAAAATACTATGTTGGTCAGGGATTGGGAAGTCATGCTGATCAGTATGACGGTAATACTAAATTAAGATATTCTATGGTTCTCTATTTAAATGACGATTATGAAGGTGGAGAACTGTATTTTGAGAATCATGAAATAGAAGTGAAACCTAAAGCTGGAAGTCTTGCTATATTTCCATCCTCTGAGCCATTCCTTCATGCTTCCAAGCCCTTAATAAGTGGCTCAAAAATAATGTGTCCAGCATTCTGGATGAAGGGGTAAGATATGATAGCAGAACAGCTTTTTGATAAAGTATATTATTATAAAAATGTAATTGATGATCCAAAAAACGTAATAAGCCTACTGGAAAAAACAGAAAGCGATGAATATTCAAAAGTTTTTTCTAAATGGAACTATTGGGGTTCATGTAGTGGAAAGATGTACGAGTATGGTAGTCAAAAAAAGATAACCTATTTAAATAAGCATGAAATCTCCGAACGTGTTTCAGGAGAAGAGCTAGATAACACTTTATATTTAGTTGATCAGATATTTGGCGGCATGGAAAGAGTATGCAAGGATTACGCCTCAAAATTAAATGATGAGTCCAGATTGCTTCTTATGCAAAATGTTGAAATTAAAAAGTATGAAACTGGTACATTTATGGGTGCCCATTATGACCAGCAAGAAGGAGATCAAAGATTAAAGTACTCCCTCGTAATGTATTTAAATGACGACTATGAAGGTGGAGAATTATCGTTTAATGTAAAAGATGGAATTATAACTGGAACAGAAAATGCTGCTAGAGAAGACTTTACTGATCCAAATAATAATGATAAAATTATGTTTCATATAAAACCAGAGGCTGGAAGCGTAATAATATTTCCTTCCACATCTCCTTATAACCACACTGCACACTTAGTAAAGAGTGGATTTAAATATATGGTTCCAGGATTCTGGATGAATACTGGCAAATACGTAAAGGGTACTTTTTACCCAGACTAGAATAGGATAGTTTATGGCAATGTATATGTTTCAGGAGTTATCTCCCAAAATATTCTACTTCACCTACTGCTTGCAAGAGCCAGAAAAGTATATAGATTTTATTGAAGAGTCTGAATTTATGGATTCAAGTCATTTAGTATCTAAATGGAAAGAAATAAGAAGTCCAGAAAATCAAGCTCTGTACGGACATGAAAAAATACTTTCTTCTAATTTTAAAGAAGAAGACCTTCCAGTAGACGGCAGGTCTTTGTACCTAATAAACTCATTAAAATCCACATTCCTGTATTGCTTTGGACAGTATAGATTATTTAATAACATACAAGATGAAATAAATTTAAGCTCTAACTTTGTAGTAAAAAAGTATGAGGAAAAGTTTTTGCATAATGAACTGGGAAGTGGTAAATATACTGCTTACATGTATATAAATGATGATTATCAGGGTGGAACAATAACGTTTAAAGGAACAAAAGCATTTGTTAAGCCAGAAAAAGCTTCTATCATAATTGCTCCATCAGAAATGATGGTTACCTCTAGCCCTTCCTTAGATAGCATCAGATATGTTGCAATAGGGGAATGGATTTGATGAGGTTGCTATTGTTTAAAGCAACCTTCAACAATATAGAATCTGATATAATAATAAGATGTCGTATCAGAATGTAATACTCAAAGACCATCCACTCGCTTATTGGAAGCTAGATGAAAGCGATGGCGATATAGCTTATGATTATTCAGGATGCGGTAATGACGCAGAGTATATCGATCCCATACGGGAAAAACTGCTTCCATTGGTGTCTGGAGGATTAACTTCTATAAGAATAACAGATGCATCTTATATAAATTTTCCAATATTTAAAGATTATTACGGAAACACATCCAGCCCATCTTTTGGTACGGAGAAATCATCTGATAATGACTTTACTCTAGAGGTATGGATTTATCCTAAAAATCTCACCACTCCTACAAACCTATTCGGGTCAACAAATGGGATCGGAATTTTCTGGGACGAAGGCAATATATTATTTTCAATATCTACAGAAAATATTCATTATACTTTACCAGACCCTAATAAAACAATACATGTAGCAGCTGTATATAAAAAACAATCGATTTTTTTGTACATAGATGGAATATTGGTAAGATATAAGCAAATTGATAATTTTACATTTTCTAATCCAGGAATACTTCTGTCTTCTGGTCCCTGTGCATTGGGTGATAGCTTTATTATAGATTCTCCAGCAGTTTATCGATATGCCTTAAGTTCTGATCAAATAAAAAATCATTATGATAAGTCTAGATCAGTAACACCATCACAAATTGCATCTTTAAATCAAGGAACAATATTTAGATCTACAGAAAAACATCAATCGGAAACAGATAAATTTTCTTTTCCTAGGTCTAAATCTTGGGAGTACATGATGGGCACAGACTTATCATATGATGAAATTAAGAACTCTATTTATTTAAGTAGGGGAAAATCTTATGGAGAGTTTATAGAAGCTATATCTCTTTCTATAACTAAGTCATATGTTTCATCTAAAATAGAATGGTTGGCAGGACAGGGAGTTTCTGTATTTGTTTCCACTGATGAAGAAAATTGGACTGAATGCGAAAACGGATCATCTATTCCGTCAATAGGAACAAAAAGAATTATTTATATAAAGGTTAAATTTGAATCATCCGACTCAGAAATATTTACTCCTGAGATGTACTACTTAAACATATTTTTTTATCCAGAAAAAAAATTATATAGTCATAACGGCAATGGGTTTATATATTCTGATAATGAAAATGGTGACATTGATATTTCAAATATAGAGCATGCAGTTTTAGCCAGAAAAAATAATGACGGTATAGTTTGCAAAAATTCTGGATTCAAATTAAATTCACTACAAGATACATCTACTATAGAATTTATTTTTACACCAAAAACATTATCAGACGGATATATTTTATACAATTATACAGGCGGCGAGGAGTATAGTATTTTATTGTCATATAATGGAAATATATCTATGTCAGGAATAAGCGTATTGTATATAAATGGAGAAAATGTTTCATCTTTTACAAATATATCAGATTATATTATTTTAAATGATTCAAATCATATCGTAATTAAAACTGCTGATCCAATATCTGGCGAAATAGTATTTAACGGAAAATATTATCAAGAAGCTTGGAGTCAAATTTTAGATAATAATGTTTATAAAAATGTAACCATATATAACAATTTGGATGTTGATCCTGAAACAAATTATAATCTGTATCGAGGATTAAATTCGCTAGAGGTAGAAGACTCATCTATAGGAATTTCAGAATCTGACACATTTACCTATTCTCCAGATTGGATAAGGGTTTCTAACGCATAAAATATATCTTAATGCGTATAAGATTCAGAGTTTGTAAAAAAATTATTTTTGGTTCCGATAGGCAAATCATTAAACCATCCAACTGCAATGTATTTTACCCCAGACTTTATTTCTAGGGATGCATGGGCATAAGGATAATTACTTGGAAACAGAAGAATACATGGCTCCTGTGGATTTACTTTTATTTTAAAGTTATGAAATTGAGTTTCTCCACCCTCATACTGACCTGGATTCAAATATACTAAAACTGATACTGTTCTGTATAATTTGGCATTAGCATCATAGTGCGGCATAAAGTAATCAGAAACATTATATTTCAATATATCAAATCCCTCTGAATTTTCCGCCTGTATCCCATATATAGATTTATACATATTTAATGCATATTCAACATTTTTTAAAATATGGTTTTGTATTTCTGAATCCATTTTATCAAGGGGAAAGCTAAAACTTTTACGATTTGGGCCATGAGAATGGTCATTTTTTTCTAGGTAATATACTGACTTCTGCCACTCATCATCCGTTATTTTATCCAAACTTTCCAGTATAGATTTGGCTGTTTTTTTAGGAAAATCAAACTTCATTATTCCTGGGGCTAATATTTCTGCACTCATCTCTATAGTATATCAAATAAAAGCTAGAGTATCAATATCTTAACTAAAGCTTTAAATCGAGACACCAATATGACATAATTATTAATTTATGTATATTCTGCATACAAATTTGTAGATTTTAGCATAAAACATTTATGAAAGAGTGACAAAGCTGGACTTAGATTATAGTTAGTGGTAAAATTATATACCTATGGACATAAAAACTAGCTATAAGGTCAAAGAGGGAGAGACCACTATCGGCGTCTATGTTTGGGAAATGCCAGACGGTAGATGGATAGGCGATGATGATGGCAACTTTTTATCCATTGCTTCAAGAAAAGATAATAAAGAAAAAATAGAATTGTTGGCTAAAGCAGTAAGACATTATGGAATAGAAGAGGGTAAGCCAAAATTTTTAGAAGGAAGTAGAAAGATTGACGACGAAGAGTTTGAGTACCAAAAGCAAAGATTGAAGTGGGGCCTAACGCCAGATCCTTTGGATATAGGTGTTTATAAGGATGAAATGAAAAAGTTAAAGGGTGGAAATAATGGAATTCGTTGATGATGATTCTGATAACTCTATCAGAGAAATAGAAATATCAAATGCAGCAGATTGGATGAAGTACAATACTCCAAAAAATACGGTTAGCAATGATCCTTTTAAAGCTGAAGGTGAAAATCTTTCTAAGATTTCTGGACTGGGACCTTCATTTAGAAGAAAAATGAATCGTGATCTACAAAAAAGATTTGTAGGGCTAGATGGAACAGCCACACAGCAAAATTTATTACAGCAAGCCATTACTGGCTATGCTATGTTCGATCTTATTGAACCTCCTTATAATTTAGAATACCTTTCTAGGATTTATGAAATATCACCATACAATTATGCAGCAATTAACGCAAAAGTATCTAACATCGTTGGACTAGGCTATCAATTCATAGAATCTAAAAAAGCAAATGATACTTTAGATAACATTGAAGATGAAAGGCAATTAGCACGAGCTAGAAAAAAATTAAATAGAATTAGACAAGATCTCAATGAATGGCTAGAGTCTGTAAATGAAGAAGAAACTTTTACCGAAACCCTCATAAAGGTTTATACAGATTTAGAAGCAACAGGAAATGGCTATATAGAAATTGGAAGAACAACAAGGGGAGACATTGGGTATATAGGCCATATTCCAGCAAAAACTATGCGTGTTAGAAGATTGCGTGATGGGTATATGCAGTTGCTTTATGGCAAAGCTGTATTTTTCAGAAATTTTGGAGATCAAGAAACTCCCAATCCTATCACAAGCGCAACGGATAGACCAAATGAAATTATTCATTTAAAAAAGTATACTCCAACAAATAATTATTATGGAATTCCAGATATAATTGCTTCTCAAAATGCTATGGCTGGAAATGAATTTGCTGGAAAATATAATTTAGACTACTTTGAAAATAAAGCAGTGCCTAGATATTTAATTACAGTTAAGGGCGCTAAGTTATCTACAGAATCAGAAAGAAAGTTGTTAGAGTTTTTCCAGGTTGGTCTAAGAGGTAAAAATCATAGATCTCTTTACATACCGCTACCACCAGATTCTCCAGACTCAAAGACTGAATTTAAAATGGAGCCAATAGAGTCGGGGGTTCAGGATGGCTCATTTAATACTTATAGGGTTGCAAATAGAGACGAAATATTAATTTCTCATAGAGTTCCAATTAATAAAATAGGAACTCCAGCAGGAGTTAATTTAGCAGTGGCCCGAGATGCAGATAAAACATTTAGAGAACAGGTTTGCGGCCCAGCTCAGGCAAATTTAGAAAAGAAATTAAATAAAATTATAGAGGAAAAAACAGATGCCTTAACAATTAAATTTAATCAATTAGCTTTAAATGATGATGATACCCAATCAAAAATTGACGAAAGATATTTAAGGTTCCAAGTAATTACTCCAAATGAAGTTAGAATTAGAATGGGCCTTGTTCCCAGAGATGGGGGAGACGAGGTAGTAGATTTACAGGCTCAGGCCGCTGAGGCTAAGGCTCAGGCCATGCAGAGCAGAACCAGGGATCAGGAAAGGTCTGCAAATTCACCAGATATTTCTGGAGAAGGCCGAAATGCAAAAGGAGACGGCAGACAGGTTGAGTAGTCTTACTCAACTGTTATTTGCCTTTTGATATATAGAAACCTATAATATACACATATGATTATAGAAAAAACGCATTGGTCTTCTAATGGGAATGATATTAATTTATCAGTTCCTTTTACAAAAGTCAATCGAGAAAAAAGAACAGTCTCTGGTTTCGCTACACTAGATAACTTAGACCAGACTGGCGATGTTGTTTCTCAAGAAGCTAGTCTTAAAGCATTTGAATCATTTCGTGGAAACATACGTGAAATGCATGGTCCAAATGCAGTTGGTAAAATGGTTTCATTTAGACCAGAAACATTCTATGATCCAAAGAGCGGAGAATTTTATAACGGTGTTTACGTTGATGCATACATTTCAAAAGGCGCACAAGATACTTGGGAAAAAATTCTAGACGGAACACTTCAAGGTTTTTCAATAGGCGGAAAGATTCTTGATTCAGAGAACGAAGTAAATAAGGCAACAGGAAATCCAGTTCGCTTTATTAAAGAATATTCACTTATAGAGCTTTCAGTTGTTGATTCCCCAGCAAATGAATTATGTAACATTTTATCTATTCAGAAAATGAATGGTGAATTGATATTCAAAGGAATTGCTGCAGAAGTTAAAATGGAAAACATTTTTTATTGTTCAGAAAGTGATTCTGTATTTATGTCTACGGAATCAGAATATATCTCTCCAGTTACTGGTAAAAAAACAGAACTTATCGGCTGGGTAGAGTCTAATGATATGAATAAAGCAAAAGAGATAAATAAGATTCTTGATTCTTATAAATCAAGATTAAAAACGTTGCCTGATACACAAATTGCAAAACAGGCAAACGCAGAAGGAGGTAATGAAGTGGAAAACGTAGAAACTACAGCAGTTGAAGAGACTGTTGAAAAGTTACGTGCTCCTGAGGCTCCAAATAAAGAAGAGTCTAAGGAAGCAGCTCCTGTTGCAGAAGCAACTCCAGTTGCAACAGCACATGATGACATTAAAGAGTCAGATGAAGCAGAAAACGCTACAGAAGAGTCATCAGAAAACACTTCTGCCGAAGTTCTGGAAAAAGCAGCCGACGTATCAGAAGTTGAGGTTGAAGAACCTGATTTTGCAAAGATGCTTGGCGACCTCAAGGGTTTCTTCTCAGAGACTTTGGAAAAAGCCTCTGAGGTTAACGCAGCTCAAGTTTCATCTATTAGAGAAACAGTTGAAACTTTCAGCAAGAGCGTAGATGCTAGAATTTCAGAATTAGCAGAACAACACACAACACTCTCATCAGCAATTGATGCTATCAGAAACACCATCGATGGTGTTGAGAAGAGAGTAGACGCAGTCGAATCAGAGACTGCATTTAAGAAGTCCTCAGACCTTGGCGGGTCTCAGGAGATTACAATCAAAAAATCAAAATGGAACGGTTCTTTCCTCGGTTCCGTTAATGAATTACTTAAATAATAAAGGTAGGTGAAACAAAAAACAATGAGCAATGAACTATTACAAAAAGCAGTTGCTGCTGACACAACACTAACCTCAGCTATGGCTGGTTCCGTTGGTGCCGATTCTGGTATCCACGTTGGATCTGAAGGCAAGGGTGGTTTGTTAAACCCAGAGCAATCTGCTCGATTCCTCGATTATATGTTCGATGCGACAGTAATCGGTAAGGTAGCTCGTACTGTTCGAATGAGAGCAGACACTACTGAAATTGATCGTATCGGCGTAGGTGAGAAACTTATGAAGGTTGCTTCTGAAGCAGATAACACAAACAGTGGTAATGCTGCAGTTACCTTCTCGAAGATTTCTCTTACCACAAAGAAGCTTCGTTTAGATTGGGAGCTTTCAACAGAATCTCTTGAAGACAACATTGAAGGTGCTGATCTAGAAGACCATATTGCACGTATGATGGCAACTCAGGCAGGCAATGACATTGAAGATGTAATCCTCAATGGAAATACTGCACTAAGCTCTGACCAGCTTTATAAGGCATTTGATGGTGTAGTTAAGATTGCGAAGACCAATGGTCACGTAGTTGATGCTGAAGGATCTAATGTATCCCGTGAAGTATTCAACAATGCACTTAAGGCTCTTCCACGTAAATACAAGCAACGCCGTCCAGATTTACGCTTCCTATCAGGTTCAAACTTGATTCAGGATTATTTGTACAGCACATCACAAAATATCCAGAACGTAAACCCACAGGATATCGCTTCAAGCATTATCCGTGGAGATCAGCCAGGTCTAGGTGGCCCAGCTGGATTCGTGGCACCATTTGCATTCGGTATTCCGATTGTTGAAGTACCACTACTCCCTGAGACACAGTCTGGAGATTATGATGACGCTGCAGGAAACCACGGAGACGTACACTTGACTTTCCCAAATAACGTAGTTATTGGTATCAAGCGTGATGTTACCGTATATCGCTTCTTCTGGCCAAAGAAGGATTCGATTGAGTATACAATGTATACCCGTGTCGGAACCCAAATTGAGCAAGCAGATGCATGGGTTGTTGTAAAGAATGTTAAAGTCGCTTCCTAATTTATAGGAATTAGACCGCTGAAAAGCCCCTAATTAATTTTGGGGGCTTTTCCTTTTAAGTTACTAATGCTATAATTTAATTACCTAGAAAAAGGAGAATATATGTCATTCGAGACATTAAAGGTAAAAGAGTTAAAACAAATTGCAGAAGATTTTGCAGTAGAAGTAGATGGATTAAAAAATAAGTCTGACATTATAGCTGCTCTCTCTGAAGAGGGAGTAACCTGGTCAGTTTATCAAAATACCATTAAAAGCATAGATGATGCTAAAGAAGAAGCTCCTCAGGTACTTCCTAAGTTTGATCCAAATAAGGAAATATCAGAAGAGCAAGTGCTTGTCAGAATGACAAGAAATAATTTTAGATACGATATAATTGGTAAGACATTTACAAAAGACCACCCATTTGTCGCAATGAGCAAGGAAGAAGCTCAAAGAATTTTTGATAAGGAGGAAGGTTTCAGATTAGCCACACCAAAGGAAGCTCAAGACTTCTATAACTAATCTAGGCCTTTAAT